CCTATTGAGCAGTATAACGCCCTTGTGCATCGGCTGGATGAACTGGAAAAGTGGCAGAAGAGCTTCTCTAAGCTCACTGCCGCAGCGAAGAAAGGAGAATAAGCGATGCCCTCTCCGTTTGACATGATTACTCACAGCCCTATCATGCAGCTTGCAAATCTGGCTCGCGCCGGACAAAACCCGATGGGTCTTATCCAGCAGCTGGGTGGGCAGAGCGCACCCATCATGCAGGGCTTGAACCTGATTCAGGGCAAAAACGAAGCACAGCTCCGAACGATGGCGCAAAACCTCGCCAAAGAGCGTGGCATCGACCTGAACCAGCTGGCAAGCGTCCTGAATTTGACGCTTCCGAAGTGAGGAGACTTTACAATGGATGATGTTGAAAACAGTCATTCCGAAAAAGATTTTGACATCAACAATCTTTGTGGAAATGACAAAATATGAGTTCCTTTAATGCTTGGCTTCATTTTCGGTGCTGCAAGCAAAAAGTGGGATGACCCAAAAGATAAAAAAGACAACCCTCCGAACTGACTTAACAATCCTAAAATAAGTATCCCTCTAAGCGAAACGCTTCTCAGTTTTTGCGGACTTGACAAAAACCGCTTTTGTTTGGCTTTGCCCATCGCACACGGCGGTGGGATGGCATAACGCAAAACTGAAAGGAGTTTTGTTATGGACGACTTTGCAACTGGCTATCTGGCTGGGCAGGACGGCGGCAATAACAACGGCGGATTCTTCGGCAACGAAGGTCTGTGGGCGGTTATCATCCTCGCCATCATCTTCGGCTGGGGCACGAACGGCTATGGCCGGAACGGCGGCGACAACGGCATGAACGCCTACATCCCCTATCTGGTCGGCACTGGCGCAACTGGTCAGGGCGGTGCAGACACCCGCGCGGCTCTGTCTGAGGGCTTCTACCAGCAGGATACCTCCCGCTCTCTGGCGGGCATCCAGAGCGGTATCTGCTCTCTGGGCTATGACCAGCTGGCACAGATGAACGGCGTCAACACCAACATCGCAAACGGCTTTGCGGGCGTGAACAGCGCCATCTGTCAGCTTGGCTACCAGAACGCACAGCTCGTGAACGGTCTGGAACGCAGCGTGTCCAACGGCGACAACGCCATCAGCCTTGCCATCATGCAGGAAGGCAACGCACGGCAGGCCGGTCAGACCGCACTTGCCACGCAGCTTGCATCTTGCTGCTGCGAAAACAAGCAGCTGATCGGCGACCTGAAGTACACCATCGCAACTGAGGACTGCGCTACCCGTCAGGCTATCGCAGACAACGCCCGTGCAGTTATCGACAACTGCAACGCCAACTTCCGCAGCATGATGGACTACTTCACGCAGGACAAGATCGCAACTCTGACCGCTGAGAACCAGAGCCTGAAGTTCGCGGCTTCTCAGGATCGGCAGAATGCGCTTCTGACCACCGTGATGTCCCAGCAGACTGATACCATCCTGAACCGGGTCAATCCTCGTCCGATTCCCGCTTATCAGGTGGCAAACCCCAACTTGGGCGTGAACTGCTGCGGCTGCTAACCAACACACTCCCCGATAATACCGGGTGAACCATCGGGGCAGGGGGATTCACCTCTGCCCCTGATTTTTTAGGAGGAAAACATTATGGCTTGCAAAACAAGCTGCAAACTCTGCCCCCACTTGGTCATCAGTCAGGCGGTGACGTTCGCCAATGACACACTGACCATCAACATCCCTGCTGGCGCATACCAGAATGGAGAGCGTTATTGCATTGTGGTTGCTCAGAGCATTCCTGACACGACCACCATCAACGCCCCTGTGGTCATCACCATCGGCGCAGGCACGACCGCATACCCTCTGACTGACTGCAACTGCGCTCAGGCAACTGCTGAGAGCATCCACACTCGCACCCGCTATGCAACCCGCGTGGCAACGTCTGCCACCGGCACCGGCACGTTCAAGTATCTTGGCTGCTTCTGCCGTTCCCACGCCGGTGCACCTGCGTCCATTTCCTAAGGAGGTATAGATTATGGGCAAGACTAATTTTCGCCGCATGATGATGCTCCGTGAACACGACAAAAACCGTGAGCCGGAACGTGACCGCCTTGAGGAAGAGCGTGACCGCAGGGAACGTGAGATGGAACGCCGTCTGCGTAAGCTGGAAGGTGGCAACGACCGTTACCCCTACTATCCGCAGGAAGAGAACCGCTACATCGACCCCTACCCTATTCCCCGCTACCCTGACGTAGAGAATGGGCGCAGAATGCCACAAATCGGCTTCTCGCAGAACGGTGACTGGGACAAGCGGTCTGGGCAGTACGAACGTGGCGGTGCTGACAGCCGCTCCATCAGGATGCCGCGCCAGCACCTCACCCACGATGAAGCTGAGGAATGGTGCGACAGCATGGTGAACGCTGACGGTACAAAGGGCTGTCACTGGACGCTGGAACAGACGCAGGACGTTGCGAAACAGCGCAATATCACCTGCGACCCGAACGATTTCTGGGCTGTCATGAACATGATGTACTCGGATTATTGTCAGGTCGCAAAGCGCCAGTCCGTTGACACTCCAGGCTTCTACGCTGACATGGCAAAGGCGTTCCTTGAGGACGCAGATGCCGCAGACGGCAAGGCATATCTCTACTGGGATTGCATTGCTGATAAGTAAAACAGAACCCCTGTACAGCCTTGATGGGTTGCACAGGGGTTTCTTTTGCTATTCATTAAAAATGTTTTCAACTGGTGCAAAAGAAATGCTTTCCATTCCAAACTTGCACACCGGGCAAATCCAAACGTAGCTTCCATCCATGAATTTTCTGTCTATAAATTTTTCTTCTATCTTCATGTCTTTGCCTTTTACCCAAGCAATCGTTCCACAACATTGGCATCTAAAGCAAACCGCAAATTTTTCTTTTTCTCTGCAAGTAAGGCTTTCGAGTGAAGTTTTATCGTTCATGTTCTTCCTCTCTCCCCTGTGCGGTCGTAGCGGCTACACAGGGGTTTTCTATTTTAACTTTAGAACTTAGTTTTTATCAATATTCTTCTCTCGTCGATTTTGGAAAAGCAATATTGCAAACTGCCTCTCTCCTTCGCTCATAGTAAGGGCATTCTCCATCGCCTTTTGTTTCAGTGTTCACATTTGGATGAAAGGCATCCATACACTTGTTATGAACGCGGCTCCAATCTACACAAGTCTCACATGATTTTTCAGTACAAAACATTGCATATTCCTCCTAAATCTCAGCTTTTATCAAGCATTGCAGTCTTTTCATTCCAATATCCTGCGGCCTCTTCAGCGGAATTGAAAAATAGACCGCCAAGAGCTTCTTCTTGGTCATCACAACGGAGAATGCAACTCATCCATTCTTCGTGATGCAAAGCATACAAGGCTATATCGCAGTCTGGGTCTTTCTCAAAATCGCATCCAAGTGGCCCTTTCCATTTTTCATCAATATCATACACGCTAATGGAAACCGCTTCATGCCCGCAAAATGGGCATTTATTCAATTTAAGCATCATTCCATCTCCTAAATCTTAACTTTTATCGTCAATCCTCCAAAAAATCTTCCAACTCAATCTTCCCCTCTGCCGCTGCGACAGCCAGAGCGTACACGAACTGTCCTATCGTCATTCCGTGCCGTCTTGCTTCACGGTTGATATACTTGCGCTCTTCCTCGCTCATAAGGATAGTAATGCGCTTTGAACGCTTGCCATCACCGCTTGCAACGCCCTGATGCGATTCCGGCATCGGGATTTTTTTCTTTGTCAAACCAGCTTCAGCTAGTGCGCCGTGAACATCGCCCTGTTCGATAAGACGTTGAACTTCTTTCGCCTGTTTCAGTTTCTTCGGCTTACTTTCGCTGACTATGGCATTGTTTGGCTGTGTACGGCTATCTGTGGCTTCATTGGGCTTAATCTGTGCTTGTTCGGCTTCGCTCGGCTTTGTTTGGCTTACTTCTTCTTCCTTTGGCTCACTTCGGCTTAATGTCTGTTCCGAAAAAATAGGCTGAAAATCAAACCCGCCAAGCAAGCCTGTGGATTTTTTGCTGGTTGATTTCATTCTTCTTTCTCCTCCTTACCGCCTATTCCTAGAGCTTTTAGAACCTCTTCCGGGATTCCGCTTGCGGAATTGATCTTTTCTACAATTTCCATCAATTTATCTTTATTCAGCGAAACGGTTGCTATGTTTTCTTTGCAAGGACTTTCTGGCGTGTCCGTCCAATATTCTACATCTAGCGTACGCAAACCAGTTTGGGCGTCCAACCAATAATACTCATCGGTATGCACGTTGTAAAAACAATTAGCTGTAAGACAACACCCGTCTTTAGTATATACCAAAAAAACAAGAGATTCCCTGTGGTTGTACGAACCAAGTTTCGGCGGGTCGTACTTCGCACTATGCCATATCTTGTTGCTCATTTTGTATCGCCCTCCGCAATCATCTGTGCCAACGCCTTGAAATCCTCTGCGCTGGTACTCTTTGCCGTGTCGCCGCTAAACAGGCTGTGCCGCTCTGCCTGCGCCTTACGAACACCCATAGACGGTCTAATCTTCACGTCCAACAGGGTTGTACCCATGCTCTGTGCAATCACAGGAAGCTGCTCCACAACCTCTTTGGACAGGTTCTCACGGCTCTTGTACTGGTTCAGAAGCAGACCTTCAATCTTCAAAGTCGGATTGAAGTATCTGCGAACATCGCCGATGGTCTGCGAGAGCTGGCTCAAACCAGCTAATGCGTATCGGTCTGCTGTGATGGGAACGATGATGCTGTTGGCGGCGATCAGTGCGTTCACAAGCGCAAGACCAAGCTGCGGGGGAGTGTCCAGCACAATGTAATCGTACTGCCCGGACACGCTTTCAAGGGCTTCTCGCAGCCGGAAGTTCTTGCCCATGTCCCGGACAAGCTGCTCGTCAATGTCCTTCAATGCACTGTCGGACGGAAGAATATCACCAGCTTCACAGTGCTGGATTCCTTCCTCTACTGTTCCTTGCCGTGTCATCACGTCAAACAGGGTGCATACGTCCTCTGTCTGTGCGCCGTAGGTGTCCGTTGCGTTACACTGGGCATCGCAGTCCACCAGCAACACTTTCTTGCCAAGCAGCTGCAACGCACCGGCCAAACAGGTGCTTGTTGTGGTCTTTCCTGTGCCGCCCTTCTGGTTGGCGACAGCTATAATTTTTGCCATTTTTATTCTCCCCAATCTATAAAATATCCGTTATAAACGAACTCTTTCGCTGCTTTACCAGCTTCAATCAAAGACTTTCCGGCTTCAATCGCTTCGTCAGGCGTTAGTTCACTATAACTTCTTTGCGGCAAAACCTTTACAGAAGCCTGATTCCCATGATGATTAAACCGAAACTGATAATCAAACTTCTTTTCAAGTTCAAGTTCTGCTTTATTCAAAGCAGAGTAGGAAACTTTTGCCATTTTATCACTCTTTCTTTTTAGTAGAACGGATATGCTGCTTTTACCTCGTCTCCGATCCACAACACAGGCGTGACGTGCCATTCGGTCACAATTTTATCTTCAAGGTATTTTCCCTGAGAATCAGTCCATTTTCCGTTACTTGAATCATACCATCCAACTTGAATCATTTCTTTGCCAGAGTTTTTATTTTTGGTTGAGAGAAGAAGCCCGTGCGGCCATTCTTCCAGTTCTTTACCGGGCATTGCTTCTTCAACTTTATACCACTTGTCCTTGTCATAGCCTTTCGGAAACATTGGAATCATACTCTTTCTCCTTTCTGCATCATCTGCTCAATGCGCTACATCTGATTACTTCAAGAAGCTATCATCAAATGTAGCATAATCGTCAAGGTCTGCTTCTTTCAAAATTGAGTACATATAAGCGCCGGGGTCTTTTTCAATCTTATCAAGCCGTTCGCTGACAAGAACCCTGTATGCGTTCTCAATGATGTTCGCAACAGCTTCCTTTTTCTTGTTAGGTTTGATGTTTGGATATTTCTCCGGCAATCTCTTTGCCACTAGCTTTGCGGTCAAGATACACTGGCTTTTAGACATCTCCGGCGCAATAGATGCCCAATCCACATCCTCGTATGCGCCGCTGCGGGGCTTTCTGGCAGGTCGTTGGCTCTTTGGAACATCTTTTAGCTCTACGCTTTCGACCTCGTTAGCTTCCACGTCTATGACTGGCTCATTAGACTTAAAATCTATACTGAACTTTACAGCAACCGCATTGCGACCTCTCATGACCTTGTCATATTCAACGCACAGGTCTGATACTTCGTTTATTTCAGCTACTGCAATATCAATGACACGCCGCCTAAGATGCTTGAACTCCTGATAGCTAGGTTCTCTTGCGCCAAGCTGTTCCCTTAATCTATCCAACGTAATTTCGGGCTGGCTCACGCCACGTCCGATGAACTCTCGGAGAATTGAATACAGCAAAATGCTATACTGCGATTTCATATTCGCTGTGTAGCGCAAGCGATACTTGACATATCCACGCTCTGCAATGTCGAAGAAAACAGGTTGCAGAAGCGGATTGCAACACAATGACACAGTAATATTCATTAAACTAGGTTCAAAGTTTACAGTTGCTCTACTGAACAAGGGATACAAGTCAAACGAGCCTGAACCGTCACCTCTAGGAACTTCAACGGAGTTGTCGATGAAATGCTTGACCTGTGCTTTCAAATTCCTAGAGTTGATTTTTAACCCCAAAAATTCGCAATATTCTTGTAACGTAAACTGAACCGTTGAAGTTTCAGGGTCTCTCGGATTGATGCGGCTAAGATACACTTCAAGTAACCGTAGCTCTCCTGCTGTATAGTCAGTAAACTTTGCCCAAACAAGCTGTCTGCTTTTTTCAACCAAGTTCCCGCCTTTAATATCGGACACTCTTATCACGCCTCCTCTCGTATAAGAGTATATCACAAACAGGTGTACAAATCAATAGCAAGTGTACACCTGTTTCCACTTTTTGTACACCTAACTGTCCACATTTCGTACACCTATTTTCACAATCTGTACACCTATATCCATTTTTTGTACACCTCTTTACATTATATAAAACAAGACTATTAACAAGATTATAAAATAACTTCTACTAATAACAGAAGAAGAAAATTTTCCACAAAATCTTTTCTTTCTCTCTTAAAAAGTGGAAAACGCAAAGCAAATATCGCTAAATAAACAGATGTTCAACACCCGAAAGGTTGAAACGCTTAACGGTTAGGTTTACCTAACGTGTACAAAAAGTGGATGAAAAACTTTTAAGCCGGTGTTATGGGGGACAGAATGACAAGCCACTCAATCGAAAACAATAAATTAACGCTAATCCGTTATTTATTCCGCGCGAATGTTGTCGATTTACAGCCTATGGGGGACGGATTGACAAGGTAAATTGGCCCGATAGGTGTACAAAAAGTGGATGAACGTGGACAAAATGTTCTTCAAAAACTGCGATAATTCGACAATCAGCCGCTTATATTATTGGGGTTCACGGTATAAGAATCGTTGGACTTCATAGCGGCTTCCATTCCAGCGTCCTGCGCCTGATAAAGAATTTCCATCTTTGGGGCGGTTCCGTCTGGGTCTGGGTCAGTTTTGGTAGCCTGTGCCATCTCATAGCTACCAGACACCATCCGGCAGACAGCAACCCTGTCCTTCAACGGCGTGTGGAGGTTTGCCAGAATCTCCGTCAGTACGCCGAAGTGGTCTGAGCCGTGATCTCCGTACCGGATGTACAACAAGGCATCTATCTCATAAGAAGAACATTCCATCATAGCATCTATGAGAATCCGCCGTTTCTCCAGATCGGAAAGGTCGTCTTCAAGGCGTTCAAGTAGTCCTGGGTGAATGCAAGCGTCCATGTATCGAGCCACCGATACGCCGCAACAGGTGAACCAGCGCATAGCCATCGGCAGGGAGATGGCTGCCAGACCTTGCTCCCAATTTGCTATCGTGCCACGATTTACGCCCATTCTTGCCGCCAACTTCTGCTGGCTCAAACCGGAACACATTCGAGCTATCTCTAATGCTTTGGCTGTTCTCACTAAATATTCATCCATAAATTCTCACCCTTTCAACAAAATCCAGCAAAACTGTCGGATTCGACAAGCCAAAAAATGGAAAAAGCTGCTATGGAGAACCAACAGCAGCCTATGTTATAACTGTATTGTCAAAAAATTCCAAAGAGGAGTGGAACAAAAATGAAAGAAACTGTAATCTGGAACCATGAACGTATGCCGATCATCGACGGAATGCCTGCCAGTGTTCCCGATGGGAAGCCGCACACACCTGAACCGTGGGAGAAAAGCTAATGAACCGAACCGTAGATGCTCTGATTATCCCATACGCTCGCAGACGGACGCTGGAGCTCGTCCTGAGCCTTTCTGCGTACGAAGCTGATAAAGATGCTTACCTCGAAGCAAAAGGCATCCTGGAACACGCCGTGGCCGCCTTAGACGATGGGCGCGACCCGGCAGACAACATCGAACGCATTGACGGACAGCTCGTAGAGCTGTGATTGGAGGAAAGATGGATAGGCGTTGTCCCTTTTGACTTGAACACTCGTGGCTTCCCTGATGTAAAGTAATGGATGTGAAGAAAATGTTCGATTTTTACGAAGTTGTTTAAATCGCATTGACTTTACAACTAGAGGATGTATAATCGTATCAAATAAACATCTGCACTTACCGATCGGGAGGATATGCCACAATGAGTGAACAGGAAAGAGCCAAGATTGACCGATTTATTGCATGGCTGCTGGAACACCCTGAGAAAATTCCGGCAGCGGAGCAAGCCATAGACCTAGAATAACAGAAAACCCCTTGCGCAGAGCTACACCAGCCCGGCACAAGGGGTTCTTTTATTTTACCGGGCATGAACGTCACATCTTCTCGATCAGGTTCATCAGAGCTTCACGCTGCTCCTTCGGCATGGACTCAAGTTTTTTTCTAATCCGCTCTACTGCTGCATCGACTTCACTTTGCGGCTGCTGGGGCGGGCTTTCTTTTTGATTGCCAGTAAGAAGGTAGTCAACCGACACGTTGAAATAAGCTGCAATCTTAGAAAGAACCTCTGTGGACAGGCTTTTGGTTCTTCCGGCTTTCAATTCGGAAAGAAAACTGCGGCGAATCCCAATGTTACTGCAAAGGGTTCCATCTTTAATGCCCTCTTTTTCGCAGAGTGAATGGATGTTGCTGTACAAGTCCGACATAAGAATGCTCCCATATTTGTGCAAGTATACAAATGCACAGAATTTTGTACAAAAGAGTTGACTTATACAGAAGCCTGTACTATAATACAGACATAGGCAGTACAGAACACTGTACGATATAAACTCTCTACACCCTTATATTAGTACAGTTTTCCGTACTTGTCAATAGATTTTGGCAAATGGAGGTGGGATTTTGAAAGAAAACTTCCGTTCTGGCTTTGAGCTGGAAGTGAAGATGAAGCTGTTGCAGCGAGGTATGAAGCAAACGGAGCTGATTCAGGCGGTTCAAAGCGATACTGGATTGTTCCTTGATGATTCGTACCTCTACAAGATTCTTCGTGGCGAGCGAAAGCCGGAGAAGATTATCCAGAGCATCTGCAAGATTCTTGAAATTGAGCAGAAGGAGGACTAAGCATGGAGAGGATTTTGACACTGAAAGTAGACCTTGAATACCCGAACGAAGCGCACAACGCCATTAACAAGGCGGTGGAAGCCTACGAGGAAAGCAAAAAGCGCTGGGATGCCTTTGAAATCAACGAAGCCAAAAGCAGAGCACGAGACATTTTGTACAATCTGTGCAATGAAGGCTACAGTATGATATGGACGGTTACGGAGGGAGCTGTCGACCTGACGATCTGGAAAAGCTTTAATGAGCCTTGTGTTGGTCAGTGCTATATGCCAAAAGAAAGTCTGTTTGACATCTGGGTCGAAAAGCTAGTTGCGCTGTGCGTTGCCACAGGCAGTGAAGTCCCGAAGTTCATCACAGACAAGGCTGGTGAGTGCTGGTGATGAAATTTCGTAAAGCGCAAAGCCGCAAGCGCAGACTGAAGCTTGCAATGGCTGCTGGCGTGTCCAGAAACGATGCCAACAAGGTGCTGTGGATGGAAAAGTCCATCAACCAGTGCTTTGAACGTCACAATCGGGAAGCCAAAAAGGCAGGTAAACCGAATGAAGATGGAGATTAAATATTGCGAGCGCTGCGGAGCTTTTTTGGGTAGGGTAAACCCACGCAAAAAATATTGCACACAATGTAAAAGAGATGTCTCGTGCGAGCAAAAGCGCGCGAGACGTAAAGCATTGAGCTCAGGATGTGGGTTCACTCCAGTAAAAACCGTGTGCCAATGGTGCGGTAAGCCAATGATTAAAATGTCTGCGGCACAAAAATACCACAAAGATTGCGCGAAAGATGCAGCCTTTGCAAGTATTGCGGAACATCAAAGCATACGAAGAGAACGAGCCTTAAACAAGAAAGCACTGGAAGAAAAAAAGATTCCATCCATAGGGCAGGTTCAAGCTCTTGCAGATAAGCTGGGCAAGCATTATGGCGAAGTGTCGAGGATGCTCGCGACAGGAGAACTGACTTATGAATGGTAAATATTATGGCCAGCGGGAAATCCGCTGGCACAGCCGGGAGAAAGAGCGGCTGGAACACATCCAACGCAAGCGGAGGATGGCAAACGATGAAGAAAGCAATAAGCAACTTCAACAAAAGCAGTCCGTGGAAGAAGCGCTGGCAAAAGCGTGAATCTTTAAGACTGGAACATATCGAGAAAGAAAGAGTGAGCAAAAATGAAAAAAATCAAAGTCAGAATCACATTCACCGAAGCGGTTCTCGGCACTTGGCCTAGCAACCAGAACATTGCGCGAGAGTTCATTGCCAGCAAGTCCCCGGACGCAAGCACTATCGAGGACGAAGTTGCCGCTCTTGGCGCTGATGCTGTGGCAGATAAGGGCATGACCGTGTTCCCTCGCAACGAGAACGGCAAACCCATCCTGTATGACTACCAAATCAAGGGCTTCTTCAAGGATTCTTGCGGTATACTGGGTCGTATCGGTGGCAAAACCGAAACTGGCAAGAAGAAGGCCGTGAACGAAAGCGGCAAGTTGACGGCCTACAAGAAGGTCATTGATGGTCTGATTTTCGTTCAGCCCCGCATGATTCCCATTCATGTGAACGGTGAGATTACCGAGTGCCAGCGCCCTCTCCGCGCCCAGACTGCACAGGGTGAACGTGTAAGCCTTGCCAACAGCGAGCAGATTCCCGCTGGCTCGACTTGCGAGTTTGAAATCGTTCTTCTGGACGATTCTCACGAGAAGGTCGTGCGTGAGTGGCTGGACTACGGTGCTCTGCGTGGCATCGGTCAGTGGCGCAACAGCGGCAAAGGCCGTTATACCTACGAAATCCTCAATTAACCGCTATGGCAGGGTAAGGCTGTGCTGCACTAGGTGTGGAACGGCAACGGAATAGTGACGATTGGCTCAGAAATGCTAAGGCAACGCTTGGAGACGAAGCGACTTGAGCGGCAACGGCGATGCGCTGATTTGATTGGATCTGCAAAGGCATGGCGGAGCAAGGCTCAGACGAGCAATGGAATCGCATGGAACCGACACGAGCGGCGCAGCAAAGGCTATGGATGCAAGGCGTAGCTTTGATAAGCAATGGCAAAGAATAGAAACGATAGGCTAAGGCATTGAGTAGCTAGGAGCAGAAAAGCAAAGGCAAAGCATGGTATAGCCGTGATTTGCAATGGCGAAAAACGAAAGGAGACAAGATGAAAGCATTTATTGAAGTTGCCCTGATGTGGGGCATAGCACTGGCGGTGGTTTTGGCGGTATTTCTGTTGAACTTCTGGATGGTGCATCACATCGGAATTCTGGTAGGTGCATCAGCTGCTCGTGGAATCATCGCGGCGTCTGTGGCGATGGCTACGGCATGGATACTGAGTTTTGGAGGTAATAAGAGTGAAAAGCCTGAAAGCTAATGTCCTTTGTACGCTTGGAATCGCGTTAGCAATCTTTTCGGTAGGATGCGGCGATGCAATCCAGAAAAGTCAGAGCACAGTAGCAATGTTTGGATACGTTTTCCTTTCGTGTAGCTTCCTCGCCGCAGCACTCGTCTTGTGTGCCATTGGGGTCAGCTCTGAAAATGAACGTATTGAACAGGAAAATCGCAAAGTAAAACGCATTCCTCACCACACCAACGAGTGGAGGAATGCACGATGAAATGCCCGATGTGCGGTAGCGACAACATTACAACGGCAGACAGTCGGTCAGACAATGACAGCGTAGTTCGCCGTAAGAAGTGCCTTGAATGCAACCATCGCTGGACAACAATCGAAATCGACAGAGACCAGTGGGACAGTGCGTTGCAAATCAAAGAGCAGCGTAAGAGAGGGAGACCAAAAGATGATTAACCTTGACAGATTCGGAGGAATAAACGAACCGGAGGACGGGGTGTATTTCCTAACCCGTAAGCAGGAAGCAGAAGCCAAAGAAGCTGACCGTCTGGCTGAGATCGAGGATTTGCAGTCTGAAATCGATGACAGGGAAGCAGAGCTGAAAGACCTCCGTGCGCAGTTGGCAGAGCTGATGACTGGCTGATTTTGTACAGCCATATTAAGCCAAAGTAAGAACGATGAAGCCTAATGAAGCCGAAGAAAGGAAACGTATGGACAACAGCAAAATCCATGAAGCTCTGATGGCTGTTCAATCAGAGCTGAAAGCCCCGAAGGGGCAGATGAACAAGTTCGGTGGATACAAGTACCGCTCGTGTGAGGACATTCTCGAAGCGGTCAAGCCCATCTTGAAAGCGCATAGCCTTGTGCTACGGCTTTCTGACAAGCCTGTTATCGTTGATAGTTGGCATTATATCGAAGCCACTGCAACGGTTGAATCGCAGGATGGTGCAACTTACACGGTGACTGCATACGCTCGTGAGCCTGAATTTAAGAAGGGCATGGACGATTCGCAGATTACCGGCACTGCAAGCAGCTACGCTAGAAAGTACGCTCTGAACGGTTTGTTCTGCATTGACGATACGAAGGACGCTGACACGGACGAGTACCAGAAGCAGACCACAAGCAGGGCAAACAAGCCTGCGCAGAAGCAAACGGAAGCGGAAACCATCCCCCCATGCGCTTGCTGCGGAAAGCAGTTGCAGCCTATTCAGTACAACAACCGCACCGTATCGCCGCTGGAAACCGCAAGAAGCACGAAGAAACGCTTTGGGCGCGTCCTGTGTTGGGACTGTGCTCAGAAACAGCCGAAGGAGGGCTAAATAATGCTCAACTCTATAGCAATTCAGGGGCGTCTGGTTTACACGCCCGAAGCTAAGGTTACGAAGTCCGGCAAGGATGTTTGCACGTTCAGCATTGCTTGCGACCGCCAGAGCGGCGGTCAGAAGGAAACGGACTTCTTTAACTGCACCGCATTTGGCAACACGGCATTATTCGTTTCCAAGTGGTTCCAGAAGGGCAACCTGATTTTGGTGACTGGTAGCATCCAGACCCGGAAGTACATCGACAAGCAGGGAAACAACCGTACCGCAACGGAAATCATGGCGAACAAGGTTGACTTCTGCGGTGGTAAGTCTGACAGCAAGCCCGCCGATCGGGCGCAGGACGCGCCGCAGAACTACTCTCAGGGTAACGCAGATGACTTCTCTGTGATTGACGAGGACGATGGTTCGCTCCCTTTTGAATAACGGTTACGCTACCGGGACAAAAGGCGAACAGCCTACCTTATATAAGAGCTGCGCTATCTGGCTGGACGGGCGTTTGGAAAGATGAAAGTTTTAGTTGCCTGTGAGGAATCGCAGGAAGTCTGCAAAGCATTCCGGGCGAAAGGTCACGAAGCCTACTCCTGCGACCTGATTGAGCCGTCCGGTGGGCATCCAGAATGGCATATTCTCGGTGACTGTCTAAAGGCTATTGAGGGGGGCAGGTCGTGACTATGGACGGAATCACGCATGATGTGCCACGCTGGGATATGATTATCGCATTTGTCCCCTGCACAAAGACGAGCAACGCAGGAGCAAGACACCTGTACAAGGGAGGAAAGCTCAACCTTTCCCGGTATTATGAGGGGTTGTGCGGCAAGGCGCTTTTTCTTGCCGTGTGGGCGGCAGACTGCGAAAAAGTGGTGATTGAGAATCCTACCCCCAGCAAGATTTTTGATTACCCAAAGCCTACGCAGGCAATCCAGCCCTACGAGTACGGGCATCCATACAGCAAGAAAACGCTACTGTGGGAGCGCGGTGTACCGCCGCTGCACCCGACAAACATCGTAGAACCTACCGCAACATGGTGCCCGTCTGGCTCCTACTCGCACAAGCACGGTGAGCAGCACAAGGGAATGTTTACCACTGACCGTGCAAAGAACCGGGCAAAAACTTTTACTGGCGTGGCAAAAGCCATGTCCGAACAGTGGGGTTGATAGAATGATTACCTGTTGTCTGAACTGCACATCACGCCACCAAGCCTGCCACGACACCTGCGAGAAGTACAAGGCAGAGAAGAAAGACTTCGAGGAACGCAAGGCTTTCGTGTATGAGCTGAACCACAGCCAGAGCGTGTACCACCGTGATTATGAGGACAAGCACCGGGAACGTGGCAAGAAACGGTTTCTCGGAAGTGAATTTAGAGGTGAACGAGGATGAACGAATGGAGAGAAACCGCAAAGAACCCTCCGACAAAGGAAGATGCGAACCAAGACGGATTGTTTGTGCTTTCTGTGTATTTCTCTGAAAGCATGAATAAGTGGCGAATCTTACAGCAATATTGGGAGCTGGTCAAATCGTTTCCTGATGAGTACCCGTTTTGGATGCCAATGCCTGAGTTGCCTGAAATGTTAGACCGAATCAACAAAGGACTTCACGCATGAACACCGGCAAGCAATTTGAAGCAGACTTCAAGGCATCTGTCCCGTCCGATGCGTGGTGCTACCGCCTGAAAGACAGTGCTGCAACCTACTACGGCGGCAACGAGAACCTGTCATTTTCCATCGACAACATCTGCGACTTCCTTGTGTACCGATACCCGATGAACCACCTGTTTGAACTGAAAACCATCGAAACGCCATCTATTCCTCTGGAAAAGGTGTTCGGCAAGTACGACAAGGCAAAGTGCAAGTACCGTAAGGAAAAGCACATCACTGACATGGTGGAAGCGATGGGGTATAGCGGTCAGACCGCCCATGTGATAGTCAATTACAGGGCGGTCAACCGCACCTTTGCAATCTCTGCCAGCAAAGTTTTGGCATTCCGTTACAACGAGAGCCGGAAGAGCATCCCTTGGCAATGGGCAGAGCAAGAGGGGATAGAGGTCAAAGCAAAAAGGCTGCGTGTCCATTGGCGGTATGACGTGGATGGGCTGCTAAAGAGATTGGAGAACGAAAATGCCAAATTGGTGTGAAGGAAAACTCAAAGTCCGTGGAAATCCCGAAAACATCGTGCGCTGGTTTACGGATTGCGTGACTGTTTATGACCGCCCCTATTTCAATAAAAACAAGTTTCCGAATGGAGAGTGGGTCTACAAGGAAATCCATGATGGAGCATTGCTTTCCTACGATGATGAGACGTTCTACATCAACGTGAAAGACACCGCTTACATCGAGGGCACTATGAAGAACTTCGTCGAAAAGTTCTGCACTGAACAGATTGCTGATGGCGACAACGCAATTCTTGTTCTTCCTGTCATGGCTGCATGGTCGATGGAACCTGAGCCATACGAAGAAATGTCTAAAAAGTACAGGTTAGATTTCAGATTCTATGGATTTGAAAGCAGTGGATGTGTAAATCAGGAGATGGAAGTCATTGAAGGTGAAACAACTATAAACCGTGAAATCCGATTTGATGATTACCGTTGGGAGTGCGCAGACCCGCTAATGGGAGGTTGAAGCATGGAAATTGAGGTTGCGATTTGCGACCGATGCGGCGAGTGTTTTTCGTGGCACGGCGAAACGAACGGAATCCGAAAAGTGAAAATCAAAGAACATGGCTATGAATGTTCGCCGGACAGGTCGTTCGTTCTTTGCCCCTCTTGCATGGCAAAGCTGAACGACTGGCTGAAAGGAGAACAGAAGTGAGCAAGAAAGTTTCAGACATTCTTCCCAAGACGGAAATAGGGATTGGAATTACGAAACGGCGATTCAACACGAACAATTTAGGGGCGGGGAGTGGATTGTTGTTCGAGGATATGACAGCAAAGAGGAAGCAGAAGCCGGGCACGATATGTGGGTAAAGAGCGCAAAAGCTGGTTTCCAAAAGCTGTACGATGTATTTGAAGAAAAGATTTATCCAAAAGAAAAGCAAGAAGAAAAGCCGGTTCACTTCATTTTGACCTATTCTTGCGATAGATGTATGACATCCGAGAAGCATGAAGCATATATGAAAAAGAAAGAATTCCAAGAGGAAAGGATTTGTCCGTTTTGCGGCGAGAAACTTCACATGAGAGAATTTGAAATTATGAACAGGTGGTAACGATGATGTTTGAATTTGCAACTCGCTGGCTGGTCTGCCTAGTCCTGCTGGCGGTGGTAGTTCAGTCCGAACGGACAATCAAAAACATGGCAGACAACCTGTTTGAAAAGCGGCAGGCAATGCTCGTCTGGTTGTTCGTCAACGTGTGTCTAGCCGTTTGTACGGCTGTTGTTATGGGGTGGAAATGATGATTCAGGATATCAACATGATAGGGCGTGAAAGGCTGGCTTTTCTGTATGGTCTTTATAGTGGCTGTGCGAAATCCGAAACTGAGCTTAATATCAAAGGCATTTATCAGGAAATGGCTTCTGAGTTAGCTTGGTGTTTGGGGTTCAACGAGAACTACAGCAAATGTTATGAGATGAACGGGGAATAACCAATGGACAACGAACTTTACTGCCCGATGAAGATGACTAGCAATCCGCTTGGTCGGTGCGTCTGCGAGAAAGAAAAGTGCGCTTGGTGGAACGAACTTGGCAGTTGCTGTTCCGTTTGGTGGATTGCACGGGCGCTGGACAACATCAAAACGAAGATGAAGAGGTGATAACTCTTGGCAACACCCCCGAAGCGTGGTCGTGGCAGACCGCCGCTGACCGAAGCGGAAAAGAAAAAGCGTGAGAAGCGAGCGCAAAAGGCGAAAGAAGAAGCCGCTGCGAAGCGTGAGAAAGAGCGAGAGAAGAAGAAACAACAGATGCTTAACAAGCGGAAATCTATCCGCTCGCAGGTGAGTAAAAAGGTGAAAGAACAACAGGAGTTAGCTATCGAGAAGTCGAAGATGCTGAATACAGGAGATTTGCAGTCGAGAATCGGTGATGAAGAGGACAAGAAGGTTATCGGCATGATTGCAGCCAAGTATTTTGGCGACCTTCCGAGCGTGGACATGAACAACCCAATTGAGGTGCAGCAGCGTCTTGACTTCTTCTTTGACGCTTGCATCGAAGCCAGAATCTCCCCTGTGGTGGAATGGATTGCGCTGGTGCTAGGCATTGAATGGCCCAGCCTGAGACAGATTATGACAGGCAAGCGCCGTGACGACAGCTTGCAGCAGAAGTACATCCTCAAGCTGATTCTACAAATGCAGTCCATGTGGGCGTACAACGGTATGTATGGTCAGGAGAACCCAGCAGAGTGGATTTTCAGAGCCAAAAACTATTTTGGTATGCGTGACAACGTGGAAGTCACTGTTGCACCGCCTGAACAGCCGTTGGGCGATGCCCAGAGCGCAGAGCAGTTGGCTCAGAAGTATCAGACGGCTTTGCCAAAAGGGGTTGACGTGGAGTACAGAGAGGTGACAGAAAATGAAACAACGGTTGGTTGACTTTTCCGACCCGATTCTGTCAGCGGTGCTGTTTATCTTACTGAAAGACCGTACGACCGGCAAAAACATCATCTGGGCGACAGAGCCACCGTCTGAACTGGGTGCAGGCTTTGCGGATGAAATCACGTTAGAACAAATCAAGAAGTGCCCGCCAGTGCCACGAGTTCTCAAGCGTCTGGATGAGCAGAAGCAAAGAACCAAAGCAAAAGCAGAGGTTTTCACTCCTTCTTGGGTCTGCGAAAAGATGATAGACATGGGCGAAGAAAACGGTGCGATGCCCGATATGAAGAAAGAGCCTATCAAGTACATCCATTCGACAGTTCTTGAAATTACCTGCGGAGAAGCACCATTCCTTGTGAACCGATACGACACGGTAACAGGCAAAAAGATTCCAGTACCAAGACGGAAAGGACTGTTTGACCGCAAGCTGAAATGTGTAAACAACTGGTTTGATTGGAATGTTTGGACATGGCACGATGTGGCAGAGGACGCAGCGACGACTACATACGGCTATGAGTGGCAGGGTGACAGCTTGTTGCTTGCAAGAGCAAATATGCTCCTGACTTGGCGAGAGAACTTTAAGTGGCTGTTCGGCATAGAGCCTGACGCTGGGAAGGTTCGCAACATGGCTGCTATCATCTCATGGAACGTCTGGCAGATGGACGGTTTGAAAAAGACCGTTCTTGGCACGGACATTCCGTGCAAAATCAAAGACTGGAAAGCAGACAAAGAAATCCTGTTTAAGGACGTTGGGGAGGATAAATAAAAAATGAAGTCAGTTTTATTAAGCATCAACCCAAGTTGGTGCAATCTTATTTTTCTCGGCATAAAAACTCTTGAAATACGGAAAACAAAGCCAAATATAGGTGATGAACCTTTCAAATGTTATGTTTATTGCACAAAAACCAAAACCGGATGGTTCAAAGAGTGCGATGGATACTTGGAACAATTGGACGGAAAAGTTATTGGAGAGTTTACTTGCAATCATCTGTACGAAATCACGCCAGAATCGGATTGCTTGCCAGAAGGATTTGAAGAGATGTCCGGTCTTAGGAAAAAAGAAATTTTGAATTATGTCGGAAAGAAAGGCTGGGCATGGAGCATTTCCAATGTGAAAATGTATGAACATCCAAAATTTTTGTTTGAGTTTACTCGTTATTGCATTCTCATGGGGAATAGAGGAGTTTGCGATTTTAATAAAGTGAGATGCAGTTATCAAGTAGAAGAATTTGGCGCAGGGACACAGGTGACCTGTGCCCGGAGTGCTATGCAGAGTATAAGCGAGTGATCGGACGGTTCAACAGGGGAAAGAGAGGGCAGAGAGAATGAAAAAGTGTGCTCTTTACAGGTGCAAACAGTGCTTTGCGACCATAACGGACGAAAGCGATGTCAGAATCGATAAAGACATCGTTGATTGGATGTTTGAAAACGAAATGGAAGAAAGCAAAATTGGGTTTATCGCAAAATTCAAAATAAGCGATAAAGTCCTCATTCATCGTTGCGCCAATAATACTGTTGGTTTATGCGAGTTTATCGGATGGAAGGAGATAGAGGAATGAACTTCTACTGCACCGCCGAACATTGCTCTTGCATGGGCATCAAGCGGTTCTCTGCTGGCAAGGCTATCCGATGCACAGCAGAATCCTGCAAGAACAAATCTGAGCCATCCTGTGGCTCTTGCAAATGGTACGCAAAGCCGGAGGGTGTATGCGTGAACAACCAGTCAGAACACGTTGCTGACTTCGTGTGGGACGAACGTGGATGTAAGGAATGGGAGAAGAAAGATGACAGCAGGGGAGAAGATTAGAAAGCGCAGAAGAAAATTAAGTATTACTCGCAGGGATTTTGCCAAAGAAATTGGCGTTCCAGTAAGATTTATGACTGAAGTTGAACTTGATGTTAGAAATCTGCGAGATGATGAATATGAAGTTATCGCCAACGCTTTGCAATGTAGCGTTTCCGATATAATGCCTGACGTTCCTAAGTATTTAGTAAATCTAAAAGATGATGGATTTGGCGATATTTGCGAATGTGCGGTATGTTATTGCCTGTGCAGACCAACAAACAGAACAAAATATGTTTGCGACTATATTACGCCACTTTTGCCAAATCTGCCTGATGATACGCTCGAATATATCAAAAAGGACATTGATGATAGAAAGAGCGTGTACTTTTTGTTTGACAAAAGTTTCGACCACGAAGAATGGGATAAATTTTACGATGCTGTTTGCGCAGAAATCGAAAGGAGAAAGCCATGAGCTATGATATTTCACTGTGCGACCCTGTAACGCATGAACCGCTCAAAGCGGATAGTACGCATTTTATCGCAGGTGGTATGCGCGCTATGGGTGGTACAAAAAAACTGTGGCTCAACATCACCTATAATTACAGTCACTTCTATTATCGACCGGAAGTGTTTGGTGAGGGCGGCATCCGCTCCATCTATGGTAAAACAGGCGCAGAGAGCATTCCGATGCTTGAAAAGGCTATTTCTGCACTAGGTGATGATGTAGACGATAGCGACTACTGGCACGCCACAGAGGGTAACGCTAAACGCGCCTTGTATGGTTTGCTAGCGTTTGCAAAGATGCGTCCTGACGGCGTATGGGACGGAGATTGAAGGGAGAAAGAAAAATGTCTTTGTTTGAAATTGTACTCGGTTTTGTTTTGACGACAATGATTGGTTTTGTGTTCGTTTTTCCGATTTATTTGCTCGAAAAATATATAGTTCTTCGCACTTTGGACGAATACATAGACAACGTAATCTTGAAAGCTATTGCGGTTGTAGCAGTCAATGTTCTTTTCTTTCTCGTTGGGTTTGCAATCATCTTTAGCGTTTACGGTTATAAGTGTGGATAACACGATTTAAAGAAAGGACGAACAATGAAAGTCAGACCGATTGATGCAAATGCACTCAAACTTTATTTTTCCGATAGGCAGATGGAGTATGTAAGCGTGGATGAAGCTGATTACACATTCAACGCCTTGATGTTCGATGTGCTCGGAGACGTAATAACAGCTATTGAAAATGCGCCAACAATCGAGGTGAAAAACAATGGCTAATTATCCAGAATACCTTGAACGAAGCGCACTTATTAAAAGAATCCGGAAAGCTTATTGCGATGGCTGCGAAAACTACAATGGAGTTAAATGCCGTGCCTGCGGTATTGGTGATGCCATTGACGTTGTGGAAGATGCCCCAACAGCCTTAGAGCGTACCGCTGAATGGATTGTACAGGACGATACGTTCACAAGATTCGAGTGTAGCGGATGCCACACAAAAAATCATCACACACGTTGGGACTACTGCCCGAACTGTGGAGCGAAAATGGAGAACGCGCATGGCTAACACACTTTGGCATCCAGCAAGCGAACAGCCACGAGAGAGAACGTAGCTTTTGTTGCTTGCGACTAAGACAACGTGGCGTGATAAAGATGGAAAAATGTTGCAAGCAATCTCGCCGACAGCGTACTTTCTTGGCTGTTACGCAGACGGTCAGTTCTGGGATGAGATAGGCGAGAGACTGCCGAAAGACGTGACGGTGACGTATTGGATGCGCATTTATGCGCCGGAGGAATGATATGAGTGGCGAACTCAATGATTTTTTTAAAGCGTTTACGGAAGCAGCTGACAAGTTCTGCAATGAACTTGAAAAATTTGCAAAAGCAGTTAAGCAGTGCGAGACGCAATCAGGATGCTACAATCCGAAAGACAAAAGAAAGCCAAAGCACACACGCCCGATTTACGGCAGAGGCAAGAAACCTTGTGACGGATTCAGGTCAATTATCAGAACGAGAGAGGGGTTTAGAAAGTGAAAAAGCTTAAATTTCCTGAGGATTTCTTTGCATACGACAACCCGGGCTGCCCCGACAAGGACATTGAAAAAGCCGTAAACAGGATGAAGAACTGGATGAAGGGCGAGACCTACAAGAGCAACCCTTGGTTCTTTATGGCTGCTGGCAACTATCTGATTGTCGGTCTGATTGCTGAGGATAGGCAGAAAACAATCTACGTTGCACGGCAGTATTATGAGATAGTCAATATTCCGGGCGAAGGCTGGCTGCGTGAACCTGACGCTGAGTGCCAATTTTAAGGAGGATTAAAGATGGAAGAACTTAAGAGATGCCCGTTCTGCGGTGGGAAAGTTGCCATTGCCGAAACAGGCGACCATTTGACAAGCTGGATGTCCATAACAAGAGGAAACTGCAAGAATGGATGCAAGTGCCGGGTATTCATGGAAAGCAAGCCATACAACTCTGATTATTCCGAAGCGGATAAAGAAAAGATTAAGAAAGACCTTATCGAAGCATGGAATAAACGCTACAAAGAGGACTAAGTATGGACAAAAAACGAGACAGCTTTACATTCCGGCGATACTACTTTGAAGCCATCTCCACGCTGAAAAGCAAAGAGAAGCTGGAACTATACGATGCAATCTGTGCATATGTTTTTGAAGAAAAAGACGCAACTTTGAACTCAAAAAAAGCAGAATCTTGTTTCATTTTGATTAAACATCTGCTCGATGAAGAATTGAAAAGAAGCGATATTGCGTCAAAAGGATGGTCTACACGAAAGTCAGCTCATCCTCATGTCATAAATGAGATGAAAGTCAGCTCATCTATGAGTTCAAAGTCAAATGACGATGAACTCACTATATCAACTGACAGTCAGACGAACGTCAAGACCTTGCCGGAAAGCGCGGTCAAGAAGAAACCTGACATCTTCTACGACTTTGCTCATGGCGATAAAGCCCTGTTGGAATCCCTGCGAGAGTTTGCGCAGATGCGTACAAGAATCAAAAAGCCTATGACAGACCGGGCAAAACAGATGCTCTGTAATAAGCTGGAAAAGTTTGATCGGCATGACTGGAAAGCCATTCTCGACCAGAGCATCTATGCCGGATGGCAGGACATTTACGCATTGAAACAGGATGACCAGTACGAGCAAAGTACGGAGATGGAGTTCCCTAGACTATGACAATGGACGTTCAAACGGTATTTATCGGTGCGCTGATGCTCTGCAAGCCGGGCGTTGTGGATGAAATCATACCAGACCTTGAACTTGACTTGTTCAGACCTGAGCTGAGAGACGCTTTTGCGGCTGTTCAGGGCTATTGGACGGCTAGGGGTAAGATAGATATAGTCGAGATAAACACGCAGCATCCAGACGTAGCGAAGACGCTCTTAGCGTGTGTACAGACCTGCGAATCGGAGTGTGTGCGCATTGACAGGGAGCAGATGCAGCGTTGGGCGCAGCTTATCAGAGAACAAGCTGCACTCACTCGTGTACAAGGTCTGGCATTTCAGATGACCAGCGAGCTTACCGACTATTCTGATCTATCAGACATCTACCAGCAGATGGGCGAAGCAATGAGCCTGAAAGCTGAGGAAGAAGATGCGTGGACATACGAGGATGTGCTGAACGACTATGTGCTTCACATGGACGAGAAGCCTGTGTATATCAAGACAGGCCTAGAGCGTCTGGACGAAGCGCTGCACATCTCACCGGGCGATTTTATTATCATCGGCGGTAGACCGTCTGCGGGTAAGACAGCCCTGTCCCTTCAAATAGCAGCAAGTATGGCAAAGCAAAACTACACCGTGTACTATTTCAGCTTGGAAACCAGCAAACGCAAGCTGGGCGCGCGTCTGATGGCTAATCAAATATACTGCCCTCTGGACACGGTGAAAAATAAGGCGGTCAGCTTGAATGAGATTGACGGACAGGCAAAAAACATGAAGATGCCCTTATATATCCGCTCCGCTGCCGGAAAGAATGTGGCGTGGATGAAGGCTCAGGCTCTCCGTAAAAAGGCTCAGGTCATCTTCGTAGACTATCTTCAGCTTATCCACGAAACAGGCGCAAAGGACAGATATGCTGCCATTACTTCCATATCCATTGCCCTGCACGAGCTGGCACAGACCACAGGCATTGTCGTGGTGGCACTGGCACAGCTCAATCGAAACCCATCCAAGCCCGGAGCAACGCCCACCAACTCTGACTTGCGAGAGAGCGGACAGATTGAACAGGACGCTGATGCTATTATTCTTCTGTCCGGAGACAACCCCGACAAGTACCTATTCCGGCTAAGCAAGAACAAGGAAGGCGAGATAGGCGACCTTCCCATTACGTTTAACAAGCAGATTCAACGATTCCAAGAGTATACTTGGATGGACTGAGCACACGGGCTGTCAGCAATGGCAGTCTTTTGTTTTTGCCAACTCCACGAGAAAGCCTGTTTTAAGACGTTTTAGATGCTAGATGATAACTTTATCGACTTCCACGCGAAAACGCGCCACAGACGCTCGTAGACGGCTCTCCGTTGATGCTGATGGTATATCTCAAACTAGACCATGCGGTTAGACCGATGCAGAAGTGCGGAGAACGGCTTTTGGGGGTCAGGCATAAAAGTTATTGGGTCAATCAGAAAAACGCGGCAGACAGGCTCTTACACGCATTTCCCGCGATGATAGCAGCTAGATGAGCGGATACCAACGACTATTTGTCCAATCGCAGGGCTGATTGAGACGAAAAAACGCTTCGACTATCACTTTCGGAAATGGCTTTAAAATTTTTGTCCCCTTTCCCCCTTGTTTCCTCTTCCCCCCTTTTGTCCCCCTCTTTCCCCTACAACCCCTATTACCCCCTATAATCCCCCTAACATCTTCCGTGCTCCCCCTTTCCCTCCCCGTGTGTTTAGCGCGTCCGCGGGCGTTATATGCGCAAGCGCGCGCGTTGACGGAGCCGTGTGTGCCACGATAGTTCAAAAGTGAATAAATAACGCTTATGCGAAATTGCAAGATGGTCACCTCTATCTCCAAAGCTACACCGTTAGCCAGCAGAGCATACCGTAGGCGAAAACTGGCGTGAGGTTCGGACTGGTGGATGGTTTACGACTATTTCACATGGAGAATTGACTTCATTTTGTAGGTGGTTAAATATGTAGAAATGTTGCATTTACTATTCCTAGCAGAATGCTATGAATTGAACATAATACCATAGTACATTACTGGGAATTAAATCGAGCAGGAACAGACCGAATCGGATGGTGCGAGTTATTATACGAAATAATCAGTGATTATCGGGGGTAACTATATCTGTATACTATAATAAGTACGGTTATTATACGTAGTAGATATAACTAGCGGAAGAATATATTATGCGAAATTGGAACGAGAGGTGATTTTTGAGGTGGTCGGATGACTTAGCGACTATCGCACCTCTCTTTCTCTAAAAGGCAAACGACTATCTCACACAAAAAATACACGACTATTGACGATGATTCGCAAGAAAATTCTACAACTATTACTCTAAGACTATCAGCAAACTGCTCTTTACTATACGATATACGGGACTTTCAAAAGCTAGTCGTCTGACGACTTTGCGACTATTCCACGACTATTTTATTGGAGAAACTACGACTATTCCAGAACCTGCTACGACTATTCCAGCCGGAACGCTGCGACTATTGCTGACATCTATTAGCTATCGGGCGAAAGCCCGAAAAGAGCTGCGGCGCAAGCCGCCAATGGTTCCGCGCCGCCCGCCGCGTCCCTGCTACTGGACTGCCTCGCCGGGTGGATGGTGCCGGACTGACCGGGTACGCCCTGACTGTTGACCCGGTGCCAGATCGCAAGTCGCTGGACGTGGGAAACATCGAGACCCCGCCGGGCTGGCATGGTCTGCGCTCCTCTTATATACCTTATTATAATAGGCGGTTGTGCTGGCCTGTACAGCGTCCGGCGTGGTGTCTGGTATCTGGTATGTACTGGAGGTGCTGCGATGCTGTGATACGCTCCAGCGTGGCGCAAGCGGTATTATAGCCGCTTGTGTCGGTCTGGTGTCGCGGGCTGTTGAGCGGGCATAATTGCAGGAAAATCCCCTGTAAAGCCTTGTGCGCTGTTTTGTAGCGTGTGCGGTATAAATTGCACGAACAGCACAAAACGCGCTGTAAACGCTTGTATGGGGCTGCACTGCAGCAGGGCAAAAATAAAAGCCTTGCATCTACTGAGGGTGCAAGGCAAAAGAAAAGCCCGGCCACTTCTGACCGGGTGAAATGCTTCTTATTTGCTGGCCTTAAAAAGTGCGCTGAAAAACCAGAAGAAAAACAGGATACAAGATAATATCATTTTGCGGTCACCTCCCGGATGCTACCGATCTCTTCGGCGGTGTATACTTTGCCGCGATAGCTGCGGAAAAGGTGGATCCAGTCCCACGCATCAGCAGCGGACAAAAAGACGTTGCCAGCGCTGTATAAACCGCCGTTATATTGGATATAGCCGGGCACAATATAGCCAGGTGTTTTTTTGGCTTTTGCCGTGTCGATCTCTGAGACGCTCCACACGCTGCACCCACGCACAACAGGGATATATACTTTATCGGGATAAATCATTGTTAAACCCTCCATCAAACCACACTAAACCGCTTGTAAACGGTCTTTTTGCTGCACTCGGCGTAAATATCTGGGTGCGCGGCCTGTAAAAGCTTGCTATCGAGCCGGACGCTCTGCACGTCCTTATAAATGGCTTTTGCAGTGCCCTGCACCATTTCCGGCGCGCCGTGCATCATGTCGATGATTTCAGCCCTTACAGCGTCATTCATTGCTTCAAGCTCTTCAATTAACCGCTTATTTTCGCGGTATGCGTTCACCTTTTCTTCGAAAGTCGTCATTTTTATACCTCCATAAAAAGATGCAAGCCAGAATTTGCTTTTTTGTGCCGCTCAAAATCGGCCTGCGTACCGTGTCCAAAGTTAAAAGCGCCTGTAATGCGTTCTTCGTCCCATATACTATAAGCACCGGCGTTAATAGCGGCTTTTACGCTGCCGCGATACTCTGCCGCAAGCTCCGGCTTGTAAATATCGATTGTCATTATTTGCCCACCCCCCCCCTTAGCTATTAAGGAATGCCAGCATAACCAGCGCACCGCTGACCATGCCGCCCACATACCAGAGGGCGGCCCACTGGGCAAAGTCAAGAGTAATCATTTTTAGACCTCCTTATAATACAGGCCGTTGGCGCGGCAGATTTTGCGGATACGGTTGCAAGCTTGGTACAGTGCACGGGCTTGCACGTCAAGCCACGTTTCCCGGCTGTTAGGCTCATACGCTCCGCCGTGCTTGCGCTTGAGTTCGGACGGGGTGCAGACACGAGCGGCAATATCAGCATCATAGCAGAGGGAGCAACCGCCGTTGCTGTACTGCTCCCAGCAGCTTGCACCGTTGAGCGCCCACCGCTCAAGCTCTGCGCCGTCAAGGGGCAAGCGCTCCATATTGTCTGCACCCTCCTGCACATCGTCCAGCAGGTCGAGAGCGTACAACGTAACGGCTTTATCCCACGCGCTGCGATCGTGGCGGGCGTTGAGTTCTGCGCGGATGGTATCTGCGAGTGCGGTATAATCGATGGTCTTTTTCATGGTTTTTGTCCTCCTGTTTTGGTGGTGGTGTAACACGTTCTTGTGTTGTCTATATAGTAACACGTTCTTGTGTTGATGTCAATGATTTTACACACATTCTTGTGTTGAAAATCGTTCATGTTTGAGTGTGTACAAATCTGCTCAGTTTCGGACACACTCCACGCCCTCCAGCGTTCCGCCGCCGTCCCGATCGCCCCGCGTGGCCTGTCTGGTATCGAGTGCAGACCGGTGCAGCGTGTCCAGTGTCCGGGCGTGTGTGTCGGTGCGTGGCGTGGCCTGCCTTGCATCTGGCACGGCCTGCCCTGCTGCCTGTGCTGTGCAGTCTGTCCGGGTGCGCTGGGGCTGGGGTCTCCACCGGCGGGGTATATAGCCGCCGCCCAGCCCCGCCCGGTCAGTCTTTCAACCACCGAAAAAATAAAAAAGACTCAAAAAATCATCCCCACCCCTATTACCAATCTCAAAAATTTCCCGCAAAAATAAAAAGACCCCTACAAAGGGTCTACGTTCTGTGCTATACTTTCCTTACAAGCCTTGAAAGGGAGGAATCTACAAAGATGTACGCCTTATTTGGAATGATTGCTCTGGTTGCAACGCCTGTGTTTGGAGCGCTGTGTCTTTACAACAAAGCAACGCATAAGAAAGACAATCGGATGTTAATTGCTTTCTTTGCATCATTTGCAGTTCTTGTTATATGTTTGGCTGTAACACCAGAGCCATCACATAATGAATCGGCAAGCTCCGGCGTTACATCTTCCTCCGCCAAGTCTACGGCAACGGAACTGGATGATAGCTCTATTGAGGAAGTTTCCGAAAGCTCAGCAAGCAGCACTTCGGCATCTCAAAAAGCGGCATCCGAATCTGAACAGCCTATAAGCTCTGAACCCGCAAGCAGTGAGCAGGTGGCATCCAGTGCTTCTTCGCATAACCCAGACGATGATATTCCAACGCTTGATTTGGATGACTATGCAAAACAGGCGGCCGACAACGCTGTAAAGGCAAAAGACAAATATGCTGGTAAGCAATATAAGGTGACATATCAAGTCAACAGTGTATCAGACGCAATGATTAAGTTGGATAATCCGTACACTGTTATGTTCAGCGTGAACTTCGTCACTTCTCACAGCATTGGTTATACCGTTTATATGGCTGGATTCCCGGAAAACGAAAAAGACAAGATTTCTATGCTTTCTCCCGGCCAGACTGTTACATTCGTCGGTGATTTTGACGGAAACAAATTCACGGATTGCCGATTCATAGTTCCGTAAATAAAAAGCCAGCGGCTAGATGTTCTCTAACCACTGGCTTTTCTTATAGGCTGTTATACGCTTCTACGGATGCTTGCATAGAGCAAACGGAACGTCTCACGACCTTTCGGCGTTACTCTGGTCTGCAAACCGCCATGCTTATTCTTCCGATTGAGAAATTCCTTAACGACAAACAGTTCGTCACCCTTGCCAGCTTTCGGCAAGAGGTTTCCGTTTTTGTCACGATAGACATAACCATCTTCAATAAGCGATTTGATGAACTTGCGTTCCGGGATTCTCAGTTCCTTTGCAGTGCCACGAAAACAAACAGCCAAGTTCCACGCCACAAGGTCATCGAAGTAGTCCGCCTTAGGCTGCATCTCTTCGTTCTTCTCGTAGAGCTGCTTGTTCTGCATCTGCAATGCTGCACTCTTTTCCTTCTCGGCCTTCATGTTTTGAATCAGCCCGATCACAAAGTCCGGGTTGGCAATAGCCGTCTTCAACAGATTGTCGGTCATGTACATCCCATGCTTGCGGATGGACGGCAAGACCTCGTGAGTGACCCAATGCTTGAACCGCTGTGCGCTTTCCAGCTTGCTGCTGAAAATCAGACTGTACAGGCCAGATTCGTTAATGATGGTCGGATGCTGTTCTCTACCCATGGGGTCGCAAAACGCTACCCCATCTCCCTGACGCTTATCTTGCTCGTCAACGTGCTTTGCAAGAGCGTCTTTCGTGTTGACGTACCCAAGTGCTGCGGCAATGTCCTTGCCAACAAACCAAGGGTCATCGTCAATGAGCATGACACGGATTTCGCCAAATTCGGCGTTGTTGAAGATTTTGATGTTCTCAGACAAAGAAAGTTGCATTAAAAAGCTCCTTTTCACTTGTGAGAGAAGCAATTTTCTGCTATAATAACGGCGAGAGAATGCTTCTCTCAGGGTTTACATGATACGTTCGCTAAAGTTTGCCGACCTGAGCGAGCGTATCATTTTTCGTTTTCATTGGTAGAATCCATTGGATGCAGCGTAAAGAACGCTTCACGGAACGCAGCAGAAATGGAAACCCGGTTCTTGATGCAGTATTCTTGCAAGCTTGCAAACTGCCGCTCCGTCACGCTGATGGTAACGGTGTGACCGTAACGCTCTGCGTAAGGACTGCTCATACACATTCACCCCCTTTCGTTTTGCTGTGCAATAAGTGCAACCGCAAAATATTAGGATGTCAAGAAAATACACCCCATATATTGTGTTCACTAGTGCTGGCATCAGATTTTTCTGTTTTGATTGGCTGCTCCAGCTTCGTACCCTGCCCGGTAGTTCAGTTCTGACAGCTTACCCAGTGCTTCTGCGTACTCCCTGTCCTCTCTGGTCGGCTCTTTGCCGTGGGCGAGGGTTTTCAGAAATTCTTCGGTTGTTGTGGGGAAATTCATGTTTTTTGCTCCTTTCTATTGCAGAAGCGGTCTGCTTCTGCTATAATAATTGACAGAAACCGAGACTGCGCCCTTGGTTGCGCAGCTTCTGTTTTGTGGTGGAATAGGTCGTCAGTACTACTTTGGACGGTGGGGCTGACGGCCTATTTTTTATGCCACAAAGGATAAATCTACCGTTGCTGGCTGATTCATCGTGTGTTCTGCTGCCTTAGATTATAGACGCTTGGTATATAGTTGTCAACAGCCCAATTTGTATAATTCAGTCACACATCTGTGACATTTTACGCATTCTAACGTAAATTTACGTTATTTGATAGTACTTCCGTAAACGGATTAGTTTACCATAGTGATAGTAACTCAAAAGATATTTTTCGATAATTCGTAAGGCTACTATTCAAGTATACAGTTTGTAAAGCAACGAAAAAGTTTACAGCCGTTTTATCACCCTATTGATAGTAAAAAATTTGCAAAAAACACAAGAAGATGTTGACAACGACACGAGAATGTGTTATCATTGTGTCAAAAGAGAGGTTCGATAAAAATGGCAGAGAAGAAAAAAGGCGGCGCAACCAAAAATAAAGTCAATTCAGGGGACATTCTTCGTTCCGTTATGAAAATCAGAGGATATACTTCTGCATCTCTTGCAAGGCAAATGGGATATGAAGTTTCTTCTTATGTGACAAACCGCGTTAATGCGGATGATTTAAAGTTGTCCACAATGGCAATGCTCTTGGAAGAAATGAAATACCAAATCGTGATTCAGCCTATTGGTGCTGATGTTGCATCGGATGAATTTGTTCTTAAAGTTCTTGAAAGAGACGGTGAACCTGAATGATCTACGGCTACGCTCGTGTCAGTTCCGCTGGTCAAGCGATTGACGGCAACAGCCTTGAAGCCCAGTCGGAACTTCTGAAAGCCAACGGTGCGCAGAAAATCTTTTCAGATGTTTACACCGGCACGAAGCTGCATCGACCTGAATTGGACAAGCTGATGGATGAAATCCAGCCGGGAGACACGCTGATCGTGGCGAAACTTGACCGCATTGCTCGTTCCGCTAAGAATGGTCTTGAACTGATAGACCAGTTCATTGATAAGGGCGTTTCGGTGAATATCCTGAACATGGGGGTTATGAACAACTCCCCCACCGGCAAGGTCATTCGCACTGTGATGCTTGCATTCGCCGAGTTTGAGCGTGACATGATTGTTGAACGCACCAGAGAGGGCAAGAAGATTGCCAGTCAGCGCCCTGATTACAGGGAAGGCCGCAAACCCACCGAGTATGATCGAAACCTTTTTGACGTTCTCCATGAGCAGGTGGAGAAGCGCATTCTCACGGTCACGGATGCCGCCAAGCAGCTTGGCGTGACCCGCCAGACATGGTATCGGATTGCTGAGCAGAGAAAGGCTGGATAATATGCAGGGAGAAGAACTGATTGTTAAGAACGGAAGCATCACGCTACGGTCTATGCTTGACTTTGGTGGATTTCTTGAAATCAAGCAGTTCTTGGAAGTCTGTCGCTATGAAAACTGCACCGTGACCTTTGCAAACGAGGAACTTGTCATTTTCCCGAATGAATACGATGCTGCTAAAGATGCTCTCGTCTTTATTTACGGTACACTGGCAGAAAGACACAGTATTGTCGAAAAGTATCTCCGTTATAAGCTGATGCTAGGAGATGAACAACCAAAGCCCACTTTACATAGTCAGAGAAAGGAATAAAGCATGAAAACCGTAAAATTGTCTGAGCAGAGCTTGAAGCTCATTGAAACGTTGTGCGATTACACCGACAAGCCCGATATTCTCAATGCCATCGCAGACACTTTATACTATGACGCAGATGAATTGAAGCGCAGGCTAAACCAGCTTGCGGAAGAGGTCAAATAAATCGCACATTCCATTCATTAAAACGAATTTTAGCAAATAATTTTCCGAACCAGCATCATAAAACCGAATATTTGATTTTTGTGCAGTTGTAGGCACTCTTTACATTTTCAGGTAGGGGGGTGCCTATTTTTTTATGCAGCCAAAGCAGTGTATCGCCATCATTGACAGCATCAAATCGTATGCAAAGCAGAATCCGACCGAAGCACAGGTCTACGAGGACTGGTTTCAGGCGGTGGTGAACCTGAGAGACGCTCTGCCGCAGGATAAGCGGTTCGATGCCTACAAATACTCTGGAGAGCTGCGCTCCGTCTGTGCATCCATAATGGGCAAGATGAAAACAGGCGAGGACGTGGCGAAGGCCTATGACATTATCGGCCGGACGTACCTGTTTGAATCAAAGGATGTGTTTGACAGTTATTGCATCTACCTTGAATGGAATCGTGCGCCGGAGAAGAAGTTCTATCAGCCGAGACGCAGGGTTCTGAAAGTGCTGGCAGATGACCTTGAGGACTTGTTTTATAAGCGGATTGACTTCTTGGGAGTTAGCTTACCTGCTCGCGTCGGAAAATCGACGCTATGTATTTTTTTCATCACATGGCTGATGGGCAACCGCCCTGACGTTGCATCGGTCATGAGCGGACACTCTGACAAGCTGACCAATGGCTTCTACGGCGAAGTGCTGTCCATCATCACCGACCCCGTGACCTACAACTGGGGCAAAATCTTCCCTGACGTTCAGCTTGTGGACAAGAGCGCAAAAGATGAAAGCGTTGACCTGAACCGAAAGAAGCGCTTCCCCACCCTGACCTGTCGTTCCATCGGCGGCACGCTGACCGGTGCTGTTGAAATCGGCGAGGGCGGCGTTCTGTACAGCGATGACTTGATTGAGGACTTGGAGGAAAGCCTGAATGTTGAGCGTCTGAACAACAAGTACGATGCTTACCTAAACCAGCTGAAAGACCGTAAAAAGCAGGGCGCATTGGAGCTGATGGTTGGTACACGCTGGAACGTGCTTGACCCTCTGGGGCGCATCCAGAACCAGTATGCGGACAATCCGAAGTACCGCTTCCGGGTGATTCCCGCTGTGGATGAGAACGGACACAGCAATTTCAATTATGACTACGGCGTGGGATTTAACGATGCCTACTATGCCGACATGAAAGCCAGCATTGACGATGCAACATGGTGGGCAAAGTACATGGGCAAGCCTTATGTGCGTGAAGGTCTGCTGTTCCCTGCTGATGAGCTGCGATACTTTAACGGCGTTCTTCCTGATGGTGAGCCCGATCGGAAGCTCATGGTCATGGATATTGCATGGGGTGGCGGGGACTTCACCGCCTGTCCTATTGCCTATGTGTACGGGGATGCCGTGTTCATCCCTGATCTTGTGTTTAATAACGGAGATAAAACCGTGACCAGACCGGAAGTCGTGGGCAAAATTATCCAGCATAAAATCAATGTAGTATGCGGCGAAGCCAACAATGGCGGTGACGAATACTGTGACGTGGTAGACAGCCAGCTTCGGCAGCAAGGCTATCACTGCTCTGTCCGTAGCCAGCGTGCGCCTAGTGGTCAAAGCAAGCTGTCAAGAATCATCCAGTATGCGCCGGACATCAAACGGTTCTATTTCCTTGACGAGAAGCACCAGTCGAAAGAGTACAAGGCATTCATGGAACAGGTGACGATGTTCACGCAGCTTGGCAAAGTTCCGCACGATGATGCACCGGATAGTTTGGCTCAGCTTGCCGATGAACTGTACAACGGAATCAGTAAAATCGAGCCTGTCAAGAGGCCTTTTTGATTAAAAACACAATATATTGTGTTCGCTGGGTCTATTTATTTGATTTCACCACTTGACAAGGCTTATAATGTACGCAGGAAGTTTTGCAGCTTCCCTTAAAGGAATAGCTTGCACGCGGGGTTTTGTCATTTTACTCGCGTGCGTGTCAACAAGCATATTCCTCCTTTCGCCGGTGGAGGTTTTCTCACTCTTTCACCTTCACCGGGCTTTATATGTTGCGTTTCCAATTGTAAGGGGAATGCCAGCCTGTCTCCCCCATGGCTGGCAAGCAACGGTTCGATTCCGTTACGCAGCACAACCAACTACCTAGCTTTGCATGGCTTTATTCTCCAAAACCTCCACCGCTACTCCCGGCTCTCGATGCAATGGTTAGACATGACATTGCAAAGAGCAGCGGTTAACCAATCAAGCCGGGTTTCTATGTTGCATTAGCTCAGTCAGGCTAGAGCATCCGGCTCATAACCGGACATACATTGGTTTAAATCCATTATGCAGCACCAAAATTGCAGCTTACCCGTTTTACGTCTGTCCGACAACTGAATGTAAAGGCTGCAATGGTTTTCTTCGGGCGAAGAATAGCACGGCTGGAAGTGCGAACAGTTTCCCAGTAGCTTCTGACAGGTCTGTGCTCAACAGCCTGTTTCCAGAAATCCAACGAAAGGAGCACAGATGGTAGCAAAAGTCAGATGCAAGCGTCCTCGAAAAGACGCAAACGGCAATCCTTGCGATTGTGGGCGTTATCTTGGCGAAGTGGAAGGTAAGTTCTCCCTTCTGTGCCCTCTTTGCCATTGGATTACAATTGGAGATTCCAACCTTCCAAAAGATACATGGGTCTCCGTACCAAAATTTAAAAACTGAATAGCTTTTGAAGCGCAGTTGTAAGCGCAGTGAGATAGACCTTAACAGGTTTGTCTTGCTGCGCTTTTTATTTTGCCGGAAAGGAGGAACGCATGGCTGAGTATCAGATAGTCGTTGACGGCTTTTTGAATAATCCGCTGACCGGACGTAGACCGATTGAAACGCCGGAGACGGAAATCAATCGGGCGAACGTGCTGAAAGTGGTCATGGGCAAGGCAGAGCCTATTCATCTGCTGAACAAGAACGAGATTCGCTTTCTGCACAACTACTACTTGGGTAGCCAGCCTGTCCTCCACCGCACGAAGGAGTACCACGCTGAAATCACCAACCGCATTGTAGAGAGCCATGCCAACGAGTGCGTGGGCTTCTACAC